CGTCTATTTCACAATGAAAGACATTTTCCCACCCCATCCATTCAGCGGCAAGGTCAAAGCCTCCGATTCCGCTGAATAAGCTTCCATGTTTCATGTTTTTTGTTTTTGTAAGTCAAGTCTCAAGTCAAAAACCTTCTGCAAGTTCCAGACCTCCGGGTTCTTCTCAGCCATCAATCGGAACTTCTTTCGTTGGGCTTCCTTCCATTCAGAAGGGAATTTGATCATCTGTATTCGGTCTGTCAATCGTTGGAAGTGTCGCTGCTGATGGTTCATCATGGTACCAGCCTTCGGGTTTTGATTCTGCTTCCTCATAGATGGTTGTGAATTCTTCAGTCCTTTTCATTTTGATTGTAGAGGTCTGACCGTGTCGATTCTTTTCAAAGATAGCATAAACTTCATTCTTGACCTCTTCCCTCTCAGGAGATCCCTCTGGCAGATAGTATTCGGGCCTATGCACAAAGATGACAGCATCCGCATCTTGCTCAAGGGAACCTGAGTCTCGGAGGTTGTGCAGGCCTGGTGTTTTTCCTTTGCTCATCTCGTTTGCTCGGTTCAACTGACTCAGGCAAATGATGCACGCATTTAATCGGTCAGCACTTGCGGACTCCTTCAGCCTTCGACTCATGTACCCTATTTCCCCATTCCTGTTATTATTGAAGCCTTCCTTGTACATCAGCTGCATGTAGTCAATGATGAACAGGTTAGTATCAAACGACTCCTTTACCGCGTACATGGTATCCAAAACCATATCGAATTGACTTGTCGGGTTCTCGATGTGTAAATCCATTTCTGCCAGCTCTTCGCCTGCCTTGAATACCTGGTCAAACTGCCTTGCATTTAGTTGGCCTCTGTTGATTCGCTGGTAAGGTATACCAGTAATTGCAGCCAATAGTTTCTTACGGAGTTGCTCAGGCGTCATTTCAAGGGTAATGAAACCAACCTTGCCTCCTTTCTTTGCGGTCTCGTACGATAGGCACAGACTCAAAGTTGTCTTTCCCATTGCAGGCCGCCCAGCCAGATACACCAAATCTGACGGCTGCCATCCTCCGAGATACTCATCCCATGAATTGAAACCTGTACTTGGCCCCACCAGGTTAGTCCCCGACTCCATCGCGCGCTCAATCTGCTGAATGGTGTTTATGGTCTGGTTGCTTCGCTTGTCTTCAAAGTTGGCGCGAGTTGTCAGGTCTTTGTATGCCGATTCTATCTGCGCCATCACCTCAGCATACCGGCCACCATTCGTGAGCTCCTGAGTTGCTTTGGTCAGAAGTAGCGCGAGCTCTTTGTTCGTGTTCTCAAGATAGAACTGATTGAAGTAGTCAAGGGCCGCCTGCCTGAGCGTGATGCTGTTGGTAATCATCCTCATGACGTCGGACTGATTGAGTACAGTCCCTTCCGTTGCAAGGCCCGGGTCAATCGCGTCATACTTCTCGACCTGTGCCCAAATGTTGTCAGCGAGCTTCCGGTATGGCCCCTTGAAAAAATGGGGCTTCAGTACCGCGGTGAATGCCCTGACTGAGATTGTCCCTGAGAGGATCGTCCCGAGAATTATTTCTTGTTTGTTTTCCATGCTTTTTTCATTTCAAGTACAATTTCATTTGCCCTATCTGCAAGGCCTGTCACTCGGGCAATGGTCTGGCAGCTAACGAGTAGATGGTCATCCTTCATGGCTGAAATCCTCCCATCGTACTTTTCGAATAGGGTTTCCATGTGCTCACGAATGATGCCAAGATAAAAGAGATTCAGTTCCTCGTCTTGCATTCTTTTTGCTTGATCCATTATGGCCTCCGCTTTTTTTTCATTTCCAAGCCTCACAAAGAGGCGCGCCTGTTCAATGGCGTCTTCGTAGTGGTCTTTCACATCCATACAGTTTCCCCGGTGTTATGAATTTTGTAAGGTCTCAGTCCCTCCCGGTTAGGTTCTGATTCCTTTTTTTGCTGCTCCTGGTAGCGCTTCAGTTCCTCCTGCGTCTCCTCCCAATTCGATTCAAACTTCTCTTTCCGCAGGATGGTGGGTAATTTTATGAACTGCGGCTTTTCCATTTCCGTGAACTGCCGAATCTTGTACCAAATCACTCCCCGAATTTCATGAGGTGTCCGGCCATCTTTCAAATGCTCGACAATGTACTTCAAAGATTCTTGGGTTGAGTAGGCAACATCTCTCTTTGATTCTTGATTGAAGAAATCGACGATGGAGATGACATCAGCGCGATGTTTAATTGCACCCATTTTCTTCAGTCGGTCATCAAGTTTTTCGATGTCCCCTTTATCTTTCTTTATTATTTCTTCTTCTTTATATTTTAAGGTCGCGTTTTGTGACTTTGTTGGTCGTTCTTCTGGTCGTTCTTCTGGTCGTTCAACACTTGTAACTTCTTGATTATTAAATAGGTTAAGGGGGTCGTTCTTCTGGTCGTTCTTCTGGTCGTATTTTGCATGGGTTTTGGTCGTTGCCTGTACCCTTTTATTATTTTCAGAATTGTAACTCTCGTAGTTACAGATAGTTATTATAGTCAATCCTTGGTCGTTGTGAGTTCGAATCATGTCGTGTTTTTTTAGTTGTTTGATAAAGTTCCTGACAGCTGAGTCTGTCCAATACTTACCGCTTAATTTTTGGAAAGCATTTATAAGATATACCCGAGCAGCAACCATTTCACCGGGCCGCAGATATATTTTCCGGCCAGCTTTATCTGACCAGTCACTTTTCCAATTAGCCTGCATCAGCATCCAAAGCCAAGCAATTTTCCACTCATCGCGCCTCCCCCAGATCCATGACTCTTGAATCTTTCGGTGAAGCTTTATGTATCCATCGTTCATTGTTTTTTAATTTATACACATAAAAAAAGCCAGCGAGCAGGACGGGACATCTGGAGCTCGCTGGCAATGATTATGAGAAAAACCTTACTTGTCTTTGCTTGTAGGATGTCCCGTCCATGAAGCTGAAGCAAAGATAAGCGTATTAAATCAATTCTACAAGTGACTACACAATCCCCATCTTAGCCTCCAAGAGTTTCATGTGCGTTTCAATCCTCGCCTTTTGGTCTTTATTGCGAACCGACCTCTTCATCCGGTAGAAGAGCTGAAGCATCTTGGCCGGAGGCATCATCTCCCAACCGTACCAAGTGCGGCCGTCTTTGCCGATGCGCTTTGATGTGTATACATTTATTTTCGTGTGGAATGTGTCATATGACATAGTCATTTACTTTATGAGGAACCGACGAGAGCCGGGAACCTCGGTGAGATAATCGTTGTATAAATCTGAATTCTCTGCCTTGAATCGCTTCGCGTCGAACTTTTGGGATGGTCTTGCAGCCTTCCAAGTGATGACCGGCTTGCCATCATATAAGACTGCCTCACAGTCGCGCATGGTCATTTGGATTTGTGCCTTGAGTTCCTCCTTGCGAGCTTTGAGCGCCTTTTCTTCTGCGGCAATATCTTGAAGCTCTTCGACCACATCCATGACCTCCTGAGTGGCAAGCATCGACTTACCATCTTTGTGACTTGGATGCTTTGAAAGCACATCGGCCACATTGACCAAAGGCGGCTCTTCGTCGGTAAGAACATGATTCAGCCAGAAGTTATCGGCCTGCTCAGCCATGTACATGAAGTACTCCTCGTTGAACTCAATCTCAAGGTATCCGAAGAATACCCCACGAGTCAACCAAGCGACTGCCCCTTTCTTGACTCCACAGATTCCCAGCTGCCATTGAAGTTGTGAGAACCAGGTCAGCGGCAACTCATCCGGGTCAACTTCCATCTGAGTGCTTTTGCACTCGAGTATGCGACGTTCACCATCTACAAGATAAAACCGGTCGGGACTTGCGGAATAGTAGTGTCGTTTTGCGTGGAACTGGACACTCATCTCATCGCTGCCCGGCTCGATTGGCCATCCTGTTTCCTCTTCAAACATTGTGGCGATGACTGGCTCAAGTAAGTGACCAGCTCGGGTAAATTCGTTACCCTCGAAGGGCTCGGTGCGACCAGTCTTGAGTAGCCACAAGTCACGCGGAGTCTGGTATTTGTTAAGTCCGAGAATCGTGCTTATCTCGGATGACCCGATGGAGCCCTTCCGGGCTTCCATGTGGTCGGTGATAGTTTCAAATGTTTGTTTCATGATTTATTTTCGTTTATTTCGTTTATAAAATGGTACTCCATCCTACCTGAAGCTTCGTCATCGGTATCACCTTGTTCATCTCGATGTTGTCTTTCAATGGATGGTTAAACTGTACATACGCAAAGTCATCGTCAAGAATGTCGAGGATGAGAACGTTCACCCATCCGGCATTTGGCATGTAGAAACTCACCGCCTGACCTTCGTAAAAGCGCCCAATCATTGTTGGTCATTTGAGAAGAGTTCACCAGTCTCTGTGTCTACATCTTCCATCACTTCAACATCAATCTCATCAGCCTCCGGGTAGATTCCATCAGCATCGAGTGAACCAGTCTGGTCATTGCTGAAGTTGTCGGGCTGGATAACTCCTTCGTCCGAAAGTACAGCGCCTTGCATTTCCTCGCTGAGAGGCATGTACTTGCTGAGTTGCTTGATGGCTTTTGCGCAGGCCATAGCCTCGTAGTCGGTTGCCCATGCGCCCGATGGCTTTGACTTTTGGAATGCATTGCGAAGGCGTAGGCGCTCAACTTCTTGCTTTGACAACACGACAAAGTTGTATCCGCCATCCTTGTAATGCGCCACGGCATAGACGAACGTCATTTCTCCGCGATCCTCCTGAGCTGGCCGGTGCGTAAGTTTCGGCTCAAGGCCCAGCTCGTACTCGAAGTGGTCATTCTTGTACACGCCATACGCATACAGGGTTTTGATCTGACCAGACCGACGTGCCAAATCAATAAACCCTTTATATCCAATCTGAAATTGGACAGACTTGCCGTAAGGCACGAAGTAAACTTGCCCCAAGGAATCGGATGGCTTAAAGCCTAAGATACTCGCCTGCATGACTGCCCCGATGAGGCTGGCGGCTGAACACTCAGCCACCTTAGGATTCTTCACTATAACCTGGGTAGCCATCTGAATCATTCGGTCTGCGCTCAGGTGCTTCGGCAGGGCCTGAGCGATTTGTGGTTTCAAGCTTTCGAGAACCGACTGTACATCGGTTTGCTTCAAACCTGCTAGTGTGCCTTTTTTTGTGGCCTTGGCAAGGGCCTGTGATGCTTTTGCTTTTGCGTCCATGGTTTAAGAATTTATTGAGTTATTAAATCGTGATATTTTTCTCCAAGTTCGCTCAATGTGTAGAAAGTCTTTTGATCTCCCCACTCATTAAAGATGGCTGTCCCGTCATTTAAGAATCCAATGTGTTCGAAGAATACCTTTTCTTCCGCCCTCTCGTTTATTCTCTCAGCAACCTTTGGTGGCCTCAGGTACTCGTGATCGACCAAGACGCCCGACCTGTAATGGTCAATAATAAAGAAGTGCTTACTTGTGCGTGTTTTCTTTTCAATCATAGCTTTTAATTTT